GAAATCAAGATCCGCATCCCGTGAGCGGGTAGCCCTGAACTTATGTTCACTCCAGGGCGTTTTATGAACCCAGCCGATGACATTATCACGGCACAACTTATTCGTAACCGTGCGGAAAACCGGTAAGTGCTGTGCACTATGTCGTAGGCCAAGAGCCACGCCCTTCGCCTGCTTGAGCGGGTCTGGGTTTCGCGTATCAAAGAAAGGCTGGTAGATCTTGGATAACGCGCGGAAAGGTTTCATGCCCCATCTGCAAGTACCGTCGGCAAACCAGTAAAAGTACCCGGAACAAAAATCGGTCCGACTGGGCCTCTCGTAGGAGCTCTGCTCCAACCTGGAATAATCAAAATCAAATCCAAGCCTGGCCACATCGGCCTTGACCTTGTCCATCTTCCAATCCAGTCTCTCAGCTAACAAGCAGTCCATGAGGATGTACACGTCGTCACCTTGCAAAAGCAACGCCACATGGGCTGGCAAGTTATCAATGTACGTCGCAAGGGCTGCAATGTGACTAACGCCCGTTGAGATTGAATTGCCGACAAGCGTGTCGTCTTTACCGGAAGCGGCCGTACCAGTCTTCGTGACACGCACGCGTCCTTTCGTGGTTGCCCGCCAACTAATGGCCTCCGCATAAGCGTCGGCCTGCAGCTCAGGCATGCCATGGGCTTTGTACAGCTTGTACCGGTGTTTGAGCGCGGCAACAGCTATTGAGCCCTCATAGGAATTGGCGTCCCCGCCACAGGCCAGCGGCGGCGTACCACCAACTGTCAACCGCGCGGTCTGGAACACCATCCAGGCGCCCAGGTCCTCCTCGGACATACCGCTGGCCAGCGTTATCCAATTTGTGCCGTTCCACAATTGTTGCAAATGCTGTTGGAAAGCCTGCGTCCACGGACCAACAACCTGGTGGAAAGCTGGACGTACATTGACGATACCCCTGGGTTTGTTCTTAAAGCCATGCTCTGCTTTGACGAAGACGTCGACGTCCTCGGCTAGCCTACTCATCGCGGCCGCTTCAGCGGTCCACCATTTAGCATGGTCGCGGCGGATGACCTCCCTCCTGTCCTGGGTGAATTTAGACTCCCATACCTCCAGAGGAACAGGCGCGAGCTGCGGGTAAGGCTTCGGCCCGTAAATATGACGGTTGAGATCCTTGGACTCCAGGAAGAAGTCGACGCCGTCCCACGCCTCTGCAATATCATCCCTGGTTGTGTCGCTCGAGAGCAGACGTAGGGTGAGCGCCGCCGCCTCATTTTCAGTATTACCCGATTCGAACACAGTGGGCTGCACGTCGGCTATCTCCACTACGGTACTGTAAGCCGGGCGCGCGGTGGTGGCTTGTGTCGCCGCCTCAGGCAGTTTCAGGCGACCCCTGTTCTCCATAGTGCCGTCGGCCCCAACATGCGTATAACCGCCGGCGGATATGGGTTGCATCTCCG